CAGTAGTAAAAAAAAAGAGGAGACCGTAAGCGAGACATAAGCACTATAAACCTACTGGCTGCAGCTCTCTCTAACGGCTTCACAGTGAACGACTTCTACAGCTTGACGATAGGCCAGATACTGGACTGCCTGAAAGAGTTTATCCCTCCGGAGGACAGGATCTACAAGGCCTCACAGAACGACATAGACTTACTCTAAAGGTAAAACAATGGCAGATCAAATCAAGGGTATTACAATACAAATCGGCGGAGACGTACAGCCACTAAACCAAGCTTTAGCTGAGGCAGCCAGAAATGCCATGGCTTATGGCAAGAAGCTCGGCGAGATCAACCAGAAGTTAAAATTAGATCCTAAAAATGTAGAGCTCCTGACAGAGAAGCACAATCTGTTAACAGAGGCTATTGCTACCAACAAGGAACAGCTTGCAGGTGTTAGAGAAGCAATAGCGAATACTCTTAACGGAAAGTTTGGCAAGGCTACAGAGGAACAGCTGGATGCTTTACGCCGTATGGAGGCTAACCTCGTAACAGAAGGCGAAAACCTCAACGTAGAGCTCGAAAACACTAACAAAGCTATGGCTTCATTAGGAGAGGAAAGCGATGACGCCGGAGACTCCATGGAGGATATGAGCGAAGATGCAGCAGGCGCTTCTGAGAACGTAAAGAAGGTAGGAGAAGCTGCAGAAGATGCTTCTATAAGCCTTGCCGACGTAGCAAAGCTTGCTACACTCTTCGGAGCTATTGCCACCGGAGCAGCTAAGCTTATTGACAGTGGCGAACTGGGAAAGGTAGCCAAGAACATAGGCATTACCTTGCCTGACGCATATAGCGAGCTTAAGGAAAGCATAGACGAGACACACAAGAGCACGGGCAAGCTCTTAGATCAGGTTAAACAGAGCAAGCGTGATACACAGACACAGAGCCAGCTTATAGGCATACAGGCAGCCGAGGTAGAGAAGCTTAACAAACAGCTTCAGGAAGAGATCCAGAACGGACAGACAAACACTACCACAAGGCAGAGGCTTAAACAACAGGTTGACCTCCTTAACACTTCCTTAGGAGAAGAAGTAATACAGCTGAACGAAGAGAACGGCCTTATATCTACCAACGGGAACTACTGGCAGCAGAAGGTAGAACAGACCAAAGCCTACGTACTGATGCAGGCCGACCTCGAGAATATGCAGAACCTCTGGGTACAGGAGGCTCAGATCCAGGCGGACCTCGATGCAATTAACCAAAAGATCGCTAACGGGGAGAGAGGCATAGGCACAAGCCTTGAGTACAAGAGGCACCAGCTGGAACTTGACCTTGCAGCAGTACAGGAACAGACCCGTAACGCAGAGGAAAACTACCAGAAGCAGGCCGATGCTTATACAGAGCTTGGAGACACCGAGGTACAGGTTAACACTTATGTACTCCAGCAGATGGAGGAACGCCGTAAGAAGAGCGCCGAGATCAACAAGCAGATCTACGACGACCAGGCTAACTACAATAAGAAGCGTGTAGACGATGCAACCGAGACAGAGAAGAAGATAACGGCCAAGACCGATATAAGCCTTCAGGATCGTATCCAGAATATGATAGACAACCAGAAGGCAATAGAGGATTACGAGACCAACATACAGAAGCTCATAGATCATGCAAACAGCATACAGGACGAGCACGAAAGAGAACGCTGGCTCCTTATGATAAAGAGCCTTCAGGACCGCAACGAGGTAACAATGGGTACCGCTCAGCAGTTAGTGGAAGACCTCGACAAGTACGGCGGAGAAGGAGCTCAGGCCTACGTAGACGCCTTCAACGACGGCATTAAGGAAGGCCACATAGACCAGGTATTTACTAATGCTTTCGGCAAGGTAGTTACCATTGCTTCACAGTACGGGCAGAGACTAAAAAAGGCGTTAACGATAACCTTTGATGTGAAGACCGGACAGACGAGCACCAGCAGAGGAAACATAAAGGTAACGGCATTTGCTCAGGGCGGTATCGTAACAAAGCCTACCAACGCACTCGTAGGTGAGGCAGGACCTGAAGCTATCATACCTCTTGACCGCTTAGGAGACATTATCCGGAGCGCTCTTGCTTCCAACAGACCGACCGGAGGCAACTACACAATGAACGTATACCCAAGAGACATGACCGGAGCGCAGCAGGATGCATTGCTTAATAAGTTTAACAGGATGTTAGGCGGAATGACACCGAGGGAGAGCATTTAATATGGACGTAAGAAAAGTATACTTTGTAAACCAAGACGGAGACCGCATTAACTGCCTGCTCAGAAGCTCCTTCTTTAACGACCTGCAGGGCTTAGGCTTCGCTAATGAGTATAATATGCTTTCTCCTAAAGACGGCTTTTATACCATAACAGAACAGCAGACGGTACAGCCGAGCATATCAGGCATAATATCCTTCATAGACAGGAAGACCGCATACAAGGACTACAGGACCTTAACAAGCTGGATAAACAGAGCAACGGAGCTGAGCATAGCATATGCTCCATACGACAACATAGAGTACTTCATAGACGTAGCTATAGACAGTGTGAGCAAGGGAGAGCTCGATACCGGAGGCTATCTCTCCTGCGACATATCCTTCTTAGCATTAACCCCTTGGTACAGTGCAAACCCCGCTACTCTTTCCTTTGACGAGAGCATACTGCACGGCATAAAGAGGTACGACTATAACTACTCTTATAAGTACGGCAACACTACCACACCGGGAGAGCTGGACTTCACAGTATCCGGCGACTACGACGCTGCTATTTACTTCGTAGCTCAGGGAGGGCTGGAAGATCCTGTACTAACACTACTAAACAAGAGCACGGGAGCAATTATAGGGCAGGTGGATCTAACAGGCCTGACAGTAAACGATAATCAGCAGTTAGTCTTTGCAACGACAAAAAAGCGTAACGGGATCTGGATAAAGGAAGGCACGAACTATACCGACATAATAGACCAGGTAATACTTACGCCTGGCGTAGAGGTGTTCTTCAATGCCCCTCGTAACACGGACCTAACGATACGCTTCACTGTCTCCGGAACGCTGCAGACAGCCACGAGCCTTACGCTTTATGAGTACTACAAGACGAGGTAAAGCCAATGAAGGTATACATCAAAGACAGAGAGACCTTTAGTACAAAGGCTGCGCTCGACTGCTATAGTTACACTCTTGTAAAGAGCATATATACTGACCTCTCGGAGCTTGTCACAGAGTACAGCGATCAGGCAGAGCTTGGCGACATCCTCATAGACAACAAGGGATACCTTGGAGTTATAAGCGACCTCGAGAGAGAGGACAAGGGAAGCCTTGCGATTAAATGCCAGGACATAAGTACACTCTTCAGCAGAAGCATAATATATCAGGGCGATGCAGATAACATAAACGCAGAGAACTACCTCGAGCAGTATCTTTACGAGCAGTACGGCGGAGATCAGAGCGACCCGTTCTACCAGCTCGCTTATATAAGCGTAGACAGACAGACAAGTACTACACCCTGCATACCTGACACGGAAGAAGGCCTCTGGAACTGCAAGAGCTATATATCCCGTATTAGAAGACTGTACGGGATATATACAGACTTCGAGGCAAACAACCTCGACGGAAGGCCTGTACTGAAGGTAACAATAGCTCGGAAACAGTTAGATCCTAAACGAGTATTTACCACTAACCGCAATGTAGACATAACAGAGGAGACCTTCTCTAATACCACAATAGCTAAGATTACGGCCTACACAAGAGGCGATACTCCCACGGCTAATAACTACTACATGACGAGCTCCGGAACCTACACGACCAACCCTAACGACCCTAACAGGATCTCCGGAGACTGGGAGTACCTGGAGATCCAGGAGGGAGAGAGCGAAGCAGAGCAGGTCCTTAACAAGTTTAAGGAAAATACCTACTCGCACAAGATAAGCTTTATCGTGCCGGAGAACGAGGCAAGGTACGACTTCTACGACCCTGTAGTAGTAGAGCTTAGATCTCAGTACTATGACAGCTACATTGCTAAGAAGATAAAGCACGACAACGGAACTATAGAGTATGTTTGCGGAGAGCTTCGCACAAGCTTGACGGACAAAATAAACAAGACATTATAAGGAGACTTTAAACAATGGCAATTAAAGGCGCTACTTTTGACTTACAGACAGTGCTTGCGAAGTACGACGGAGCTATGTATAACGCACTGAGCAACAACCATAACGGGTATGTATCCTGGACAGGCGCAGGCAATCCTATCACCTTTACAGATACAAACGTCTTAACACTTAAGAACGGCTATATACTTATACACGGCAGGCTTATCGTAGTAGACGGAGCTACAGACATTATACTAAATCCTGGCTCAAGCATAAGCTCCGGAGACGGCAGACTTGTACTGCAGATTGATACCAGCAAGACCAACACACAGACAGTACTTAACCAGGTAGAGATACTGCAGGAATACAAGGCTACCAGTGCTTCCTGGAGAGCACTCTCTACAGACGACATAAACGCACTGAGCACCGGAGTTTATGAAGTGCAGCTGTGCCACTTTACCGTGGCTAACGGCACAAGCTCCGGAGTGCAGATAGATATAAGCACAGATACCATTATAGGAAACCTGCAGGCAGACATAGAGACACTGGCAGACAACCTTGAGAATGCTTTTCCGGTATCCATTGATAGAGGAGGCACCGGAGGAACAAGCAGGCTTGCAGCACAGAGGAACCTTATGCTCCCAGCATCAAACAACACCACTCTAATTGAAGGCACCTCTGCTCAAATTGGGGCAATGGGTCTCTCCGTTTGCTATTATAATAAAGCACAATACACCGGATCGCATCCGGAGGCATTGCCAACTAATTGGGGTGTGCTTGTTTCTTTTTGTAATACATATAACGATGAATGGCACCAGTTCTGGCTACCACAAGGTGGAGGCAATATGTATAGGAGGAGTGGTAACAGCGCCTCAACTCCTTCTGCTGTAACATGGACTAAAATGCCTAACAGCCCAGTTCCGATAGCAGACGGAGGAACCGGAGCGACCACATTAAATAGTGCGCAGACCAGCCTCGGCATATTTACTGGCCTCGGAACGATCATTCCTTCAGGGTCAGATCTGAACAATTACACAACAATAGGGATCTACTCCGTCAATTCTTGGAATAATGCACAGAACATAGCAAATATCCCTGAGAAAAATGCTGGTAAGCTCATAGTCTTCAACACCATAGGAACAGACACTACAGCCTTGGGACAGCTCTACATCACACATGGACATAACCATGTGTATTATCGTAATAGAGCCTCGTCAGCATGGAATGGCGAGTGGGGACTTATTGGTGCCGGTGACATTATGAAGGTAACATATCAGAACGAGGCTCTGACCGGACTACAAGCAAAGCAAATGGCTGTTGACTCATTAACGAAGCTAAGAGGCTCAAACTTTGGTGTTGTTACACATGGGAATAGATACATAACATTAGAACCCGGGCTGTACAGAATACATACTAATTTTAGAGCTAATCCGGGAGCAAACGGATTCATAAAGACTTGCTTAAAGATTGGTAATACATCAACACTATTTGTAATTACAGACCAGTTTTATGCTGGAGCTGGATGTGGCACAAATGCAAGTATTATAGGAGTTAATGCAACAGATGTGATCAAGATCACAGCAAACACCAGTATATATTTCCTTGTAATGAGCCAAAACAACACAGACGGATGCGAAGGCTCACTGACGATTGAGAGGCTTGGATAATGGTATACAGTAAGCAGGTAACAGAGCATTTTAAGAAGCTCTATGATGCAGGAGCCCTTTATGTTTGGAGCTTTAACTGCCAGACAATAGACAGTCAGAGCATAGACAAGGCTATAGCTTCACACAAGGGCGACAAGCACTACAACAAGGCATACTACGAGGCAAAACTGAAGGAAGGCGAAGGGAAGCCAGGAGCAGACTGCTCCGGCTCCTTTTATCCTGTTTCCGGCTTCGACACCACTGCTCAGGGATACTACAACCGCTGTATCCTCAAGGGCAATATAAGTGACATACCTTACAGCAGGCCTTGTATGGTGTTTATCAAAGGTACCCGTAAGATAGATCATATCGGCTGGTACGATGGAGCAGGCCGTGTCTATGAAGCTAAGAACTCTAAGGAGAACTTCAAACACGACAGCCTCAACGCCAGAAGATGGACC